TAAAAGGTAAAGAAAAACCAATTAACATATATACAGTATATTAGGAGTTTTATGAAAGGTTTATTAAAAAATATAGTAGGTGCAGTTGCACCAACATTAGGCACAGCAATTAGTGGTCCTTTAGGTGGAATGGCTATGGGTAAAATAGCAGAAGTATTAGGTGTATCTAATGACCAAAAATCTGTACAACAAGCAATTCAAAATGCTACACCAGAACAAATGTTAGAACTTAAAAAAGCTGAACAAGAGTTTGAAGTGCAGATGAAAGAACTTGATGTCGATGTATTTAAGTTAGAAGTAGCTGATAAACAAAATGCTAGAGGTATGTTTAGCAAAGATTGGACAGCTAGAATTATAGGTTTATTTACTATAGGTGGATTTCTTGGTTATATATTTTTAGTAACACTACAGCCACCAGAACAAAATTCAGAAGCATTAATTAATTTAGTGTTAGGTTATTTAGGAGGACTTGCAAGTGCTATTATTTCGTTTTATTTCGGAGCATCTCATACCAGCGATAAAGATAAAGGAGATTAATATGAAAATATCACAAGAGGGTTTGTCCTTAATTAAAAAGTTTGAAGGTTGTGAACTTAAAGCGTATCACTGTGCTGCAGGAGTGCCTACAATCGGATATGGCTCAACTCATGGTGTAACTATGGATATGGAAATATCACAAGAAAGAGCAGATATGTTATTACTTGAAGATGTAGAAGTATTTGAAGAAGCTGTAAATAATTTAGTAGAAGTAGATTTAGAACAAAATCAATTTGATGCTCTTATATCATGGACATTTAATCTTGGACCAACTAATTTAAAAAACTCTACTTTGTTAAAAGTATTAAATAATAAAGATTATGATGGAGTACCTGCACAAATAAAAAGATGGAATAAAGCGGGTGGTAAAGTTTTACAAGGTTTAATAAGAAGAAGAGAAGCAGAAGCCTTATTATTTGAAGGCAAAGAATGGCATGAGGTATAACTATGCCATTTGCAAAGTTTAAATTTAAACCCGGAATAAATAAAGAAGGAACTAATTATTCTAATGAAAATGGTTGGTTTGATGCTGATAAAATTAGATTTAGAAAAGGCAGACCAGAAAAAATAGGTGGTTGGGAAAAATATTCTTCTAATACTTTTCAAGGAACTTGCAGAAAAATTCATGTATATAAAGATATAGAGCAAAGTCAATATAAAATATTAGGTACACATAAAAAACTTTATGCATTACAAGGAGATGTATATAACGATATAACTCCCATTAGAAGTACAACATCTGCAGGAGATGTAACTTTTGCGGCAACTAATGGAAGCTCAACAATTACAGCAACCGATACTTCTCATGGTGCAGTAGCAGGAGATTTTGTTACATTTAGTGATGCTGCTACTTTAGGTGGAAATATTACAGCAGCAGTTTTAAATCAAGAATATGAAATAGTTTCTATACCTAATTCTAATACATTTACATTTGTAGCTAAAGATACAAGCGGAACTGAAGTAACTGCAAATAGTAGTGATACTGGAAATGGTGGTAGTTCTACAGTGGGTACTTATCAAATTAATGTAGGTTTAGATGTATATGTATCATCAACTGGTTGGGGTGTGGATACATGGGGTGCAGGAACATTTGGTTCTGCAACAGCTTTATCTTTAACTAATCAATTAAGATTATGGACAATAGATAATTTTGGAGATGATACTATAGCAGCACCTAGAGGTGGACCTTTATATTACTGGGACGAGTCTAGTGGTTTAGGAACAAGAGCAGTATTAGCTAGTAGCAGAAGTGGTGCAAGTAATACGCCAGTTGCAATATCTCAATTATTAATGTCAGATGTTGACCGCCATGTTATAGCTTTAGGTTGTAATCCAATAGGTTCATCTACCATTGACCCTTTATTAGTTAGATTTTCAGATGCAGAAAATGCAGTAGATTGGACACCAACAGCAACAAACTCTGCTGGTGGCGTAAGGTTATCTACAGGAAGTTTAATAGTAGGTGGTTTACAAACAAGACAAGAAATACTTATATGGACAGATGTAGGTGTAGTTTCAATGCGTTTTGTTGGGCAACCTTTTATATTTAGTTTTAATGAAATAGCAACAGGTATGTCTTTAATATCTCCAAATGGTGCAGCTACTGCAGGTGGAGTAGTTTACTTTATGGACGATGGAGCTTTTTATCAATATGCAGGTTCAGTACAAAAATTACCATGCACAGTATTAGATTATATATTTAGTGATTTTAATAAAGGACAAGCTTATAAAGTTTTTGCAGCACCTAATCCTAAGTATAATGAAATTATTTGGTTTTATCCTAGTGCTAGTTCAACAGAAATAGATAGATATGTAACTTATAATTATTTAGAAAATAGTTGGAGTATAGGAACAACAAACGATGGCTTTGTTAGAACAGCTTGGAACCCAGCTTATAGTTTAGACTATCCTATAGCTGCTAGTAAAAATGATGACTCTGGACTAAATTATTTATATAACCAAGAGTTCGGTTGTTTAGCAGATGGTAATGGATTTACTGCTTTTATAGAGTCATCTGATTTTGATTTAGACCCAGCAGGAGAAAAGTTTATGTTTATGTCTAAACTAATACCAGACTTAGAATTTAGAAAATCATCTGATACAGGTAATACAGTTGATTTTATAATTAAAGGAAGAGATTATCCTTTACAAGATTTATCTACACTATCTACAACATCTGTTACACCTAGTTCTACATTTACAAACATAAGAGGTAGAAGCAGACAAAGTGCTATAAGAGTAAGTAACTCTAGTGGTAATTTTGGTTGGCGATTAGGAGATATAAGATTAGAATTAAGACAAGATGGTAAAAGATAATGGCAGATAAAAGTGCAGTACCTTTACCTATAACAACTCCTGAATATGATGAGTTAAATGAAACTATTACTAGAAGAACAATAGAACAAACTTTTCAAGATATAAATTCAGATATAGGTAGTGCTAAAAGAAAACAAGATAGTGTAAGCAGTAAAGCTATGCGAAGACATCAATTTTTATTAATGGGAGTTACAGGTGGCTGATAGTTTAAAAGTATTAGGACAAGTTGACCCAGCAGCTACAACTACTACAGTTCTTTATACAGTACCAGATAAAACCCAAACAACAGTAAGTTCTATAGTTGCTGCAAATAGAACAGGCTCTGCAATAACATTTAGATTAAGTGTTCATGTTGGCGGGGCAGGTGCAGATGATAAACAATTTTTATTTTATGATAAATCTGTAGCAGCAAATGATTCATTAAGTATTGTAATAGGTATAACACTTAACCAAACTGATGTAATAAAAGTTTATACCAGTGCAGTAGATATGAGTTTTAATATATTTGGTTGTGAAACAACCGAGGAAAGATAAATGGATATAAAACAACAAACCCAAAATGTAGCAGCACAAGGTCGTTATGGCGACAATATGTTACTTCATGTCAATCCTGCAGAAGTGCAAGGTTTAGCATCTGTGATGCCATTAACAAAAAATCCACAAACAGGACAGCCTGAAGCTTTCTTACCTTTCTTAGCACCTCTATTAGGTTCTGCAGCAGGTACTGCTTTATTTACAGGATTAAACCCAGCAGTTGCAGGAGCAATAGGTTCTGGTTTAGCTAGTACTATTCAATCAAGAGATTTAAGACAAGGATTGTTAGCAGGTTTAACAGGATTTGGTTTAGGTCAAGCATTTGGTGCTGCAGGTGTTGGAGAAGCTGGTAGAGCTGCTGCTGATGCAGCATCACAAACTGCAACGACTGGAGCAGAAGTAGTTGCTGATATAGCTTCAGATACATTAGGACAAGGAGCAACAGGTGGATTAGGTACATTAACAGGAACAGAAGTTGTTGGTGGTGCTGGTGTTGGAGGTGGAATGGGAGCAACAGGTGGAGTGGGTGCATTAACAGGAGCACAAGGAGCAACTCCACTACCAGTAGATGCAACTGGTGCTGTAGCTGATGCTGCTACCGGTGGTTTTGATGCTTTTGTATCGCAACTATCTAAACCTAGTTCATTTTTACCAGTTGCTATGGGA